TTGTACGGTAGCTCTACCTTGTATTTGTTCTCCACGAGAAATTTGTTGTAGTTCACGAACCGATATACCGATTGCTGCGGCTAACTTATCTCGTTCAATTACATTCATAGATTGTATATCACCTAACGAACCAATAACTGATTGAACTTCTGTGGTTAGTCCTGCGATATCCCCGTCAAGTGCTAATTGTCTTGCTTTTTCTAAGTTTAATTTTTTACCCGTTAGAACTTGTGCTTCAAATTGAGCAGTTAAACTTGATTCAAAATCTAATAGTTTGTCCGCTGCCCCCAATACCGTAGATAAACTTGCTCCTACTTTTGCAGCTTCAATTGCTGCTTGAGCCATACCTTTTGCTCCGTCCATTGAGAATCTTGCAAAGGCTTCTGCATTACTCGCTATATCACCCAATACTTTTGCAGTTGATACATTTGCTGCTTTAGCCATATCTGCAGCTGTCTTGGCCATATTAGTTGCAACATCAAATGAAGAACCTGTTAAATCCATCATTACTTTGTTGAACTTAACTATTTCAGTTCCTGCTATACCTGTGTTTTGTGCAAATCGTTCAATGTTTGCTGCATTTGCTACGGTTAAGTTTTCCAGTGAACCAAATTCATCACTGATTGCTTTCATTGTTGGTTTTAATTTAGTCGCATCAAGACCTAATAATTTAAACCCTGCTTCAGCTCCTCGTATCTGAAGTTGAAATTTACCAGCTTCTCTCGTGGTAACTCCTATTGCTTCTCCTAAATCTCGATTTGCACTTCTGATTTTAACAAATAATGCTGCTGCTAATGCTAAAGCTGCAGTAAACAATCCTATTGGTCCCATAGCAAATGCCATAGCTCTACCCAATAGAGTAGCTGCACCAGCAGACTTTGTTAAACCACCAAGTACTTGGTCTTGAATTGCAGTTCCTAAATCTCCAAATCTATCGTTTAGTGCACTCTTTACTCGTTTACCAACGAATGGAATATCTTCTGCAAATTTTTCAATTTTTTTACCTAAGTCTTTACCGAATGTAAGAGTATCTTCTAAAGAGTCTTTAAATGCATCTTGTTCTTTTCGAGATTCTTTTAATACCTTTAAGGTTGCTTCAAAATCAACTCCAAGTCCTTTTGCTTCTTTTCTAAGTTCTTTGGTTTGACGAATTCTCGCCTTGGTTAACTCAGACATTTCTTTTACAAGGTTCTTTTCTGCCATTTGTTTTCTTTGTTAGTTAGTGATTATTAAAAAATCTATTTTCGGTTAAACTCTGATACCGAATTTTTTGTAATATTTTCTTAATGCCGGAAGTTTTTCTGGATGCTTTTTTACCATAGCTAAAGCTTGTTTTTCTAATTCCCTTGCAGCTTTCTTTACTTTTTCTCGTTGCTTCATTAACTCAGGACTTTTTCTAATTTCTCTGTCCATATTTTTTGAAGCTTTACCAGCAAGAACTGCACCAATAACTTGGGCTAAAAATTCTCTAATTACCACTTTGTTTTCTTTGATATATTTTCTGTTCATAGATTTTTCCTATCAATAAATATCAAGTTTTAAGATTTTTGTGTATTAAATGGTTGTGTTGAACCTTGATTTGATTGAGTTGCTTTTTTAATTTCTTCTGACTCTTTGTTCTTAGCATCAATTAGTTTTTGAGCATAAAATCTTCTTAAAGGTATTGGCATATTGTAGAGTTCGTTGTGATTGAACCCATTTCCATAATATGCGATGTTGAAGAGTTCTTCGTGTATGGCCGCCCTATTACTCGGCGGCTGGCCAAAAAAAGTCAATCCCGAGTGGGACATCTAATCTGTGTAGATTCCCTGATTGACTCGTATAGTCAAACTTCAACTCAATGTCTGGTGTGATATCATCTAAGTATTTTCTAAAAGCTCTTGTATCAAGTGCTAAGAATTCATTGTCTACGAAACTATCAATTTCTTTTTGGTCTGTGTTTCCGTCAATAGATGTGATTTGATATTTTAATCTTGTGGTTAAACTATTTGAAACTCCTGTTAGCTTTTCAACCTTTTCATAATCTTTAAGAATTTCACTTATTTCATTCTCATCTTTCTGATTCAAGAGTTTAAATCCAACAATTCTTTTTGAATTTGGTAATTCAAATTCAAAGTTATTTCCGTTTTCATACAATGATTTATCAATTTCTTTGTTTTTCAACTTCGTTAAATCAACAGTATATTCTACTCGTTCACTGGTATCTGGGTCCGTTAGGATTATATCATAGTTTGCACCATATCCTAAAATACGAGTTCCTACCATTATAGCGTTTTTATCACCGATTAACATATCGTCTATTTTGACTTTCGGGTCTGCAATAACACTTTCAAGTAATCTGGTAATAACTACTCCTTGTTCTATTAGATTTGTGGAAGTTAAGATATCTTCCTCTTTTGCTGTCATATATTTGACATCGATTGTTCCGCTACGCATAGGACTATCTTCGGGATATAATAATCCCTCTGATGGTAAAGATAGAACCTCAGTAGGAAACCCATACTGATTTTCAGCCATTTTGTTTTACTCCTTGATTAATATGAATTAATAACTATTATTTTTTACCCATAATTTTTTCAGCACCTGCGATACCGAAAGAACCAAGGGTTATGAATACAAACGAGTTGTATACCATATCATTTATAACTAAATCTTTTCCGACTATTCCTGTTGCTAAATCAACTACTGCAAATATTGTCATTACTGCAAATGCTGCAAATCCAATTATTGATTTTTCGTTATAGTCATTGTCGTCTTTAAAAATTGCCCACATAATTTTTCTCCTAAAACTCTAATATTGCGTAATCATATTGAAGTGTTAATGCAATATCAACTTCTGTTGCTGTTTCCCAAGATAATTCATTAAAGTTTGCATCTGTAATGAATGCTCCTTTTAGAATCCATTGTTCAACAATTTCACCATTTGGTGATAAAAGTTTAAAAGTGATATCTTTCTTATATTCAGAAGCGTATCCGTCAACACCTGTTACTGATTCGTGGTGTTGTCTTATCCACTCATTTACTGATTGTGCTCCTGATGGAACGATTGGGTCATATAATGTAATGTTGATTGGTGCCCAAGTTGCTTTACCCTTAACATATCGTTTAACATTAATGTGGTCAAGAGTAACTGCTTCAAATGTTACTTGTGGTCTTGCCATCGTTTTGATAAGATAAGATGGAATACCATCTATTTCCATCACAAACCTATTCTTCATTTTAGGTTCAAATGGTGTAAAAAATATTTCGTTTGGGTCTAAAAATGCCACTTTATTTCTCCTATAATTTAACTCAGTAATAAATATAACAAAACTAAAAAAAGTGTATGGTAATTTAATATAATTATTAGAAGTTTTTTAGAAGTTTTTACTTGACATTGTCATTTATTCATTGTATATTATAGTATGATTGATGAGATAATATGTGAAGAGTGTGGTGTTGAAACCGGTGGCTTTTTCCTTTGTGATGATTGTGAAGAAGAACTCTTTGAAGAAAATAATTAAAAAAAGACTTGACATTTACAAATAGTATTTGTATATTATAGTGTTATGATAATGATAAAGGAAAACAAAATGGAAAATAACTTTGAAAATGAATTTACGACTGATGCCGTGACTGGTATTATGGCAAGGAATTATGAAGATGCTTTGGTAACGAGAGAAATACCAAATCATTATGGGTATTACAATGATGCTGGTGAGTATGTAGAAAATGGAACTCATACCATTACTCATTATAGATATGCTCATAATCCTATGGAATTATATAAAATGAACGAAAATCAAGAACCTATTAGGTTGGAAGATTATGAAGCTCCTTACTTTGAACAAGCTTTATACAAGGGTATTCCTATGGAATTGAGGTATAACCCAACTATCAGAAATTTAATGATGACTGGTAATTTTAGAATTAAGTAGTGGTGGTAGCAAACCACAATATGGTTATCGTAGAAGTCAATACAATACATTGGCTGAATACGCTGATACATTTGCTATTTATACTAAGTAATTAGATTCGTGGGTTTTCGGTGACTACAAATTTGGAACCGAATTGGGTTATGTAGTGTTTCACGATATTAGAAACAACCTTTGGTGATTTGGTGTAAATCACCTGCAGATTTATTCCCCTTATCATAACAAAAAACCCCCAATTTCTTGGGGGTTTTTCTTAATCAATATTCCTATTATTCTGGGAATGTTGCTCCTGTTGGTTGAACTGCAAAGTCCAATACAATGAACTCAGCTGTTCTTGTAGGTTGGATAAAGATTTGACCAACTAATTGGTTTCTATCTACAACATCTGGTGTGTTGTTTGATTCGTCCATTACTACTCTGAATGCTGTAAGTCCTGCATTTGCTTGAACTTGTTCCATATATGGATTAACAATATTCAAGAAACGATTTCTTAAAGAACTATTGTTTTGTTCAAATACCAAGAATCTTGAAGTAGAAGCGATGAACTTTCTCAAGTTAATCAACAATCTTCTTACATTGATTCTGTCTAATGCACTTGGTTTACCTTGAAGTGTTTTCTGTCCGAACACTACTACACCTTGACCTGGGAAAGTTGCGATTGGATTTACACGACTTTCGTATAAATCATCTCTTTCCAAGTTGGTTAGTCTTGTTTTTGCTTCTAATACTTCTGTTAAACCACCACGATTTAGACCAGCTGGTGCGAACCACTCTTGTCCAATTCTGTCGTTTTGTGCATAAACACCTGGCAATACTACTGAAGGTGGAACCCAAGTAGGTTTACCTTTAACACTATCCAATACCTTTACCCAAGGATAGTAAGTAGCTGCATAATTTGAATCTACTGCCGCAACATCATCAATAGCATTTTGAACTGATGCTGAATAGTGAGAGCCGTCCATAACATAGAAGGTATCTGCTCTATCCTCAACTTTATCAATTGCGTGATTTGTTACTGATGGGTGAATTGAATGAATAACACCTGGTGTTGCTAATAGATTAATGTCAAATTCGTCTGGGTTTGAGATAGCTGTAATTGCGTTTTTAAATGCAACTGAACCACTTTTATCTGCTGCAGATAAGTCAAATCCTTGTGAATTTGTAGCACCAATATCCGTTCCAGTTGAAATAGTTTTTGCTGGATTATCTCCGTCAAAACCACTCTGGAAAGGAACTTGGAACTTTCTTTGACCAAGTGCTGAATTTGTTAAACTGATTTTAGTTGAACCATTTGCGTATGTAGCACCTAATGAAGATGCGTCATTATGTCCAAAACAATTTTCTAAACTCATAGTTACATTACTACCATTACCTGTTCCTGTGGAAGGTAGTGGTGCTAAGTATTCACTATTGTCGTCAAATGAACTTGTAGCAGTTTGACCGAAGTCAAATCCATAGAAAGCATTTGGGTCAAATGTTCCTCTTGAATTTACCTGACTTGATGAAGCTGCTGCTGTTAGTCCAAGTAATGATGCTGTTGGGAAAGAAGCTGATGAACTTACCGCTGATGTTCTGTGTGGTAAGGTTAGCTTTCCAAATCCCATAGGAACTAATTCTTTCGAAAGTCCTGTTAAATTACCATAATCAGAAATGTATACATATTTTGAACGATTCGGATAATTACCATTATTGGTTAACTTTCCTGTTGAATTGTCTATTGTTGTATAGGTATCTCCAATTACTCTTGGTAAGTAGTTTACTGAATCCTCGTCAAAATTTAATCCAGAGAAGTTTTCTAAAATATCTCCGTCATCTGTTTGTCCAGGATTATGTCTTACGACCTGTAAACTAAATGTACCATAATCACTTCCTGCTACATCAGTTGCTGGTTTAACATCTGATATACCGATTCTAAATCTTGTATTTTGACTTGTTCCGTGTGAACGAGTGTTAACTTTAAATAATTCTGTTGATGAATTACTTACAAGCTGTGATGTGATTGATGGTGTTGTTGCCACCGAATAGTTTGATGAAAAGGGTTCATCATCAACATTCGTTACATAAACTATTGATGCCGAATGTGCTATATTTTGTGTGTGTGAAAGGTTAGAATACAAATACGCTGCTTTTGTATTGTCTTGTGCGTCTTCACTAAATGTTTTACCGATATAGTTTGCTGAACTTGAATCAAATGATAATTGATATGAAGTTCCACCTACGGTTAAACCAAAGTTTTCGTGAACATTAACACTACCACTAAGTGCGGTTGTTGTTAAATCGACTGCTACATTTGCTCTTGAAGGTTTTAGTGTTGCTAAGGTAAATATACCTGTTGAACCACTAACACTCAAAGCTATTGTATCATTTGCGTATCCGCCTAATCCCATAACACGAACGATTGTTACATTTCCAGCGTTTCTTAAATATTGTTTTGCTGCAAATGGAACATAAAAGTCTTGGGTTTCTTTACCAAAAATATCTTCAAACTCACCAAAGTTTCTTACGATAGTTGGAACAAATGCCGGTCCGTCTAATGTCGGTCCGATTAATGCTGCTCCAATTCCGTCTATCCCTTGTGGTAAGAAAGATAAGTCTTTTTCGTTGGTAAATACACCTGGACTTACTACTCTTTCTGCCATTTTTTTTCTCCTAATTGGGTTTTATTTGGTATGAATAAATATCAAATAAAATTCTCAAAATCACTCTGTGAGCGAATTATTTTTGTGGTGTGAAAACACCAGTTGTAGGGTCGAGTTGTCCTCTTCCATACTTTTCATTTAGAGTAGCTACTAATTGACCTTCTTGGTCTTTTAGATTTGAATACTCTGCTTCAAGTCTAAGCTTTTCATCTTCGATAACTTGTAGTTGAGATTCAGTTTGTATTCTATTGATTTCAATAGAACCCAATTGATTCTGTAAATTCTCGAAACTTACTTTCAAAACATTTAATGAATTTAGCTCTTCTTGAGTGAATTTGATTTCTTGTTTTTTTTGTGTTTTAGCTTTTGCCATTATAACTCCTATTGGTTTTCTAATTATATATAAATATCAAGTTAATTGTTCAAACAATCACATTTTTGTTTGATGTCATCAATTTCTTGTTTTAATTCTTTGATTGATTCTATTAATAATGGAACCATTTTTTCATATTTGACTGCTAAGTATCCATTATCTCTTTCGGTTACGAGTTCTGGTAAAACTTCTTGGATTTCTTGTGCGATTACACCGACATCTTTTCCTGTATAAGTTTCTTGTTTGTCGTTCCAATCAAATGTATAACCACCTATTTTACCAACCTTTTCTAATGGATTTTCTATACGAACGATATTGTCTTTTAATCTTTTATCTGATGAATAGTATGCCACAACATCACCGGTTGCGGTTAGTGTTCCAGTAACATTTGTATCTTTTG